GATCGCGCCGCCGCCGAAGGTGAAGTAGGTCAGCGCGATCATGGCGACGACGGCCAGCGCGGAGCGTCCGACGCCACCGCGCACCTCGATTACCTGCCCCGCCTTCGGGTAGACGTGGTGCCACAGGTGGCGCTCGACCGGAAGGCCGCCGATCGACACGGCCCACCGCTGCCCGTCCAGCTCGGGCACGTTGCGCATCAGCAGCGCATACAGGCTCTCTCCGGCACGCAGCTCCCACACCGTGTTCCGCTGGCCATCCAGCAGCGCCGGGTGCGGCGTAACAATCAGCTGGCCCGGCTCGGTGCGCGGCAGTTCCATCAGACCCATGAATATGTTCCTTCGATACGTAGCCCAAAGTCGGGCAGGTCGCGGACGCGGTGCAGGATGCTGCAACCCGTCTTTTCGTTCGCATGGAGAACCCACTGTTCGTGGGCCAGATAAAAGAGAACCCCGGCATGGCCGGGGCGTTTCTGTCCGTGTTCGATCATCAGGACAAGGTCGCCGTCTTGCGGCGTGTTCGTTCGTCGCGCGTAGGGCCTGGACAGCTCGCCGATGGCGGCCTGTCCCTCGGCACCGCGCGGGCGGCGGCCGGGCATCCGCACGTCTCGCCCGAACAGCTCTCGCTGTACCAGTGCTACGAGGTCGGCACAGTCGAAGCCCATTTCGTCGTAAGGGATCAGCGTGAAGCGCTCCACGTCAGTGAGTCGCATCGACCATTCCCTCAATCAAGGCCACTACAGCGGCCAGACGCTCAGCGCCGAACTCTGCGCCAGTTGATGTTTCCCACCAACCTGAATCGCTTGAGACCTCCGTGTCATCAATGCCGGTAAGCTCCTTCCGCACTGCCGCAATAAGCGTGTCGGCCTCAGATCGCTTCATCAGAACGCCCCCGGCGCAGCGAACGGGTTGTACCGCAGGCGCACGGCCTGCTGTCGCATCAGTGCGTCGTAGCCGCAGCTGGCTGTCGCGGTGCGCGTGTTCACCGATACCTGGGTGATCGGCAGGATGTATATCCGCTCGATCACGTTGGGGTCTGCCCGGTCGCTGATCATCAACTTGGCCTGCACAACGTCGTAGGGCTGCAGTCGCTCCAGATCCTGGGTGATGCCCCGCCCGATGTTGTCCAGCGTCAGGACCGCCCGGGGTGTCTGCCCGGACACGTCGTCCGGCAGCTTGAAGCCGAACGGCACGCCGATGTACTCCACGCCGTTGCTCACCCAGTTTCGAGTATCGTTGACGATGCGCAGGGTGTCGGTGAAGGACGGCGCTGACACCTCCAAGAACAGCAGCACGCCGGCAAGGTCGGTGACGCGCTGCCGGCGCTCCAGGAACGTGCTCATCGCAGGTACTCCACAACGACATCCATGCGATAGTCGCCCGCTTCCTTCTCATCAGGCGCGAGCTGCCCGAGCGCCCCACCCTCAAACCGGGCGGTAACGGTCTGCCCGGTGAACGGATGGACCATGGTGAACCAACCAATGCGGCCGATCTCGTCGAAGTACCAATCCTCGAAGATCAGGACAGCATCCATACCGGTGAAGTAGAGCGTCATGCTCTGTTTCATCAGTACCTGGCTGTTCTCCAGCCGCTGCTTTGGCACGCCTCGCTCCATTTCCGTGCGAAGGACCGAGGGATCGAACGAGCGTCCCTGGCCATCGAAGACCACCCGGGCCACAGAAGGCATCGACGCCATTACACCCCCTCCGAAAGGCCGAAACGGCCCTTCATTCCGGCATACAACTGCCCTTGTCCACCTCCGACCTGCGCGCCCAGGTACTTGTCCACCTCGCCGAGCATGACCTCGATGTCAAAGCCACCCGACGCGTTCCTCGACGCGGATGCAGTCGTGCCCTGCGGCGCATTCCGAACGTTAACGTTGATGCCTCCCAGCACCCCCATAGCAGGCGCACCACCTCCGACCACACCACCGTCGGCGAACGCACGCACCCCGCGGCGCATGGCTTCCACGATTCCTACACCCCCTGCACGCGCAATGTCGGCCTGCGACCAGACCACCTCCCCCTTGTGCACGATGCCGGCCGGTTCGAACTTGCCACCGGGTCCGGTGTAGCCCCCCTCCGCTTTGCCGTTGCGCAGCAGCTTCTGCATCACGCTGGCGAACATCCCACCGGTTCCGGTTGCCCCCGCGGCCCCCGCTGCGCCACCGGAGAGAAGTCCATCGAACAGCGTCTCGCCAATTCCGGAGATGGCCTTCTTGATCTGGATGCGTGCCAGATCCGCCAGAATGGACTTGGTCATGTCCGAGAAGCTGACCTTCCCGGTCTCGGTGAACCGCACCCACACGTCCTCCAGACCGCTGAACACCGAGCCCACGACACCGCCCATCTGCTTGGCGGCGTTGCCGGCCGCTTCCTGGTAGTTCGCCCATGCCCCCTTGGCCCCGAGCAGCCAGTTGCCCTCGGCCTCTTGCAGTTCGGCGTAGCCGTTGCGGATGGCCAGCACCCGGTCCAGTGTCTTGGCATGGAGAGCTGCCTGCTCTTCCTCAAAGGTCCGTTGGTCGATCTGATCCGCATTTCGCTGCAACGTGAGCTGCCGCAACTTGTCCGCGCTATCGGCGTACGCGTCGTTGATCTGCTGTTGGATCTCGTACTCGCGGTCGCCCATGCCTATTTGGGCGACTCGGGTTTCCATGTGACGGCGGAGCGCCGCATTGCTGGCCTCCAACGCCGCGGTGTAAGCAGCTACGACGTTGGCCCGGGTCCTCTCGGACGTCTGCTCCTCCTGCGTCAGGACATCGAGCTTCGCAGCTCCATCGATGCGGACTTTGGCCAGCCGAGCTTCCAGCTCCGCCAACTGCCGCTGAACTACGATCCCCTCTCGGCCAGCAGCCGCTTGACGCCCAAGGAAATCAATCTGTCCCTCCAACGAGCGCGCATCGGCGTCGGTGCTCTGCTGCACCAGCTCCCGCATCTGCCTGTAGTAGTCCTCCGCGCTGACCTGGCGTGCGGCGAATTGGGCACGCAGGGACTGGGTGCTGGCGGCGATGGTGGCCTGCTCCCGGACCAGGTCGTCCCGGTAGCCCTGTAACCCAGCGGTCCGCGCCGCTGAGGCCATGCCGCCTGTCTTGCCCTTCTCCTCGTACTTCTTCTCGATCGCGGCAACGGCGGCCGCACGGCGCTCTTCGATCTTCCTGACCTCATCAACAAGACCTGCAGCCTCCGCACGTAGGCGCGCCGTCTCGGCTTCCCCGTTGATCCTTCCTTTCTCCGCACGCATCTTGTCGACCTTACTGGCCTGCGCGCTGATGATCTCGTCCATCTCCGCCACGAAATCTACCGATGCGGACTGGGCGGCCTGAACCTCGGCATCCTTGCGCTCGCGGATCAGGTCAGCCGCAATGGCCTTGATCTCCCTTGCCCGGGTTTCGATACGTTGCTTGTACTCGAAAACCCACGCTTCACTGGCTCCATCCCGCACGCCCCGGTTCATCGTGGCCACGTCGCGCTGGTTCGCCACCACGAGCTGCTGCATCTGCGCCGCGCGCGGACCGAAGCCAGCGTTCGCCTGCATCGCATCCCACGCCTTCGTTGCCTCAGCCCAGATGGACTTCCATCCACGAATCACCGGATTCTGGTTCGCGCGGACCTTGGCAAGCGCCATGACGGTTTCGTCGGACGCAGCGCGCGTGATCACGGTGGCCGCATCCTGGTTGCGCCCCTGCTCCTGCAGGGCCTTGATGTGCTCGTACAGGTCAACGGTCATAAAGTTGACCTGCTCGTTGAGCTTCTGGGCATTCTTGACCGGCTCGTCGACCAGCTTGGCATACAAGACCACGGTGTCCTCGATGGCCTGGCCGCTGATCTCCTCCATCGCCACCGCGGCGCTGGCCACTGCCTGCATGTTGCGCTCGGCGATGCGGCCATTGGCCCCGATTGCCTGGGCGACTTCCTCACCAACACTCGCTGTGACCTGCATCGCCTCGCTGGTGCGCTGGGCCAAGGTAACCAGGTCCAATGTGGTGGCCGCCGCCTCATTGCGAGACAGCACCAGCGCCCGCGTGTAGGCCTCCTGCTGCTTCTCGGCGTCGTACCAGGCATAGACGATGAGGCCCACCGCTGCCGCGGCAACGGTGTACGGGTTGACCAAGCCCAGAAGCGCCTGGGAAACCCCCTTCAACGCCGGCTCAACGCCCCCAAAACTGTCCTTGATCTGGCCGCCCTGCTGCACCAGCACCGTGAAGAACGGCATGCCGCCCTGCAGACTGGTGAATATGTCGGTGAACTGCGCCGGGAGCTGGCGCATCGCCTGC